TTGCGTATGTGACACCGTAATAGCTTCTCCTGTAGTCTTAGAGCTATTAGGATAATCTCTAGCTGATAAAGTAATAATAGTATTACCAGTTTGATTTTTAAAGTCAGGTATAACTTTATTAATAAAAGTAAAATTCTCTCCATCTGCGATATCTCCATCACCTGATTGTATATAAGCAGTAATCGCTGATCCATCAGCATCAACACCATCTTCATGACGATAGATTAAACTTCGTCCAGGTGTTAAACCATATATAGTTGAATAAGTATTAGCTGTAGAATTAGCTAAATACTCTGTAGCCAAAGGATTTAATTCTACACCATTATCTATGTATGTACTTCTAGATAAATTACCAAAATACCAACTATTTTCTAAATGATTATAAATTACATATTTATCTATAAAATCTGAATTAGCTGAACAGTAATACCAAATCACTTCAGAGAAGTCAGAAGTTTGACCTGCATACACTTGAGCATATTGAGTTTTATTTATATCATCAAATACATGATTTAATATAGGACAAGGTATTTCTTGAACAGCACCTGCAAATCTAAAGAATTGGCCATCGGCCATCCAATATGCAACATCATCTATAACTATTGCACTATTTAATCCAACAGCTCCGCAATCATTACCTAATTGACGAAAGCCAAATATAAAAGGAGGACCAATAAAAGACATTGAATGTAATGTTGTATCTGTCCATACAAGTATAGTACCTTTTGCAGGTTTAGCTGTTCTTATTTCACTACCACCCGCAATTCTTTGTGAGCCTGCTGAGTTAGTTGCATTAGGCGTCCAAAAATTATAATTTTCTTGATCTGACCATCTAATAAATAATTTATCTTGTGTACTAGGTGTACCAATAGTTGTTTCTGTTCCCATACAAATTAAATGTCTAGTTTCTGTAGATACTATTGATAAAGTAGAAGCTGTAGGAGCATTAGCAATTTGAGTAGCAGGATTATCAGTCATACCACCTGATTCATCCCATTCATAAGAAGCTCCATCCCTTACTGTTAAAATTAAATCTTCTCCCCAGTTATTTAAAGACCACTGTCTCATATCTAAAATTACTTCTGATGAAGTTCTTGCTGTATTCCAAGTGCTTTCAGAATATGTACCAGCTGACCAACCATATCCAAAAGTTTGAGTAGTAGGACCTATATTTATTTGATATTGAATATCACAATTGGCTGAATCAGTTACTGTAGAAGTAGCTGTACCGGGAGTAGTTATAGTATAAGCGTCAGCATTATTTATACTTACTATTTCAAATTGATTTTCTAAATCAGTAGTAGTAATACCTCCTACATTTGCTGATACATTAGATATAGTTATAAATGAACCTAAAGTTGCACCATGAGTTGAATGATTTACTATTACATTAGAGCTAGTATCCGATGTAGTAAATACAGAAGTTAAACTATTAGATTGTCTAATAGGAGTAACATCTTGATTTTGTCCACCTTGATAAACATAAACTTTTTTATCTCCACCAATAGATTGATAACGAGTACCATCTAAACTTATCCAAGAAGCTATACCAGAAGGTCTTCCTACATAATAGTCTTGACTAAATTTAGTCCATCCACCTATTTTTTGAGGTAGTCCTTTTCTAAATCTAATCTTATCACAATCTGTCCATCTACCTTCTGCACCTGTTTCGGTGTTTTCGGTATCTAAACCAGGTTGAAAATTTAATTGAGTTAGTGGCATAATTTTTTGAATTATATAACAAAAATTATAAAAATATAGTGTTATTTAACCAAATATATTATCTTTATTTTCTAACCAAAAATCTGCTGATATACAATATCTTTTATTTTTTTCAAAACATCTTCCAGGCTTATGATAAAGATCAGATTTAAATATAAACCATGACAATTCTTCTCTAGGTAAAGAAAACTTTGTATCTTCACAATAGAAAAATGTAGTCTCAGATTTTTTAGGTAGATGTAAATATAAAATACCACTTAAAGCAAATTGATTACAGTTATTATGACTATGACCTATATTTGGTTTTTTACTTGCATTATTCCATGTTATATGAACCCATGATTTAATATTAATATTTTTTGGTTTATAATTTAAATAATTACAGCAAGCTTTTTCAAAAGCTTTAAATAATTTTGAATTAACCCTATCATAAATAATTTTTTCATAGTTTTTACTAAATATATTTTTTTGATAACTAGGTTTATGTAAATTTGAATAAGAAAGATTATCAATTATTTTAATTAGTCTATTTTTTTCTTTTAAAGAAATACATGGTTGATATTGTTTTATACCTAAAAATAAATCTTTTATTTTTTTATTATTATATTCCATTCTAAATTGGATATTAAATTTTCTAATTGTATTTTCTTAAAGTTATTCTTTTTTAAATACTCATGTAATTCATTTATATCTACAATAATCCATTGATCTTTAATATCAAAAACCATTTTATCAGCTTTTGTTTTAAAAGAACCACCTTTAATATTATTTTTTAATGGCCTTAAATCAAATTTAAAAACTTGATTAGATTTATCTTTAATAATACCTTCTACATCCCAAAGTTCTTTAACTTTAGTTTTATTATTTGCTTTATTTATATTTGAAAGATTGTCTAAAAAAGACACTTGTTATTATGCTGGATCCCAAGCTAAAGTTTCTGCGTTCCAAGTAAATAAATTTGCTGGAAGATTATTATCATATGCTCTCCACTCTTGAGCATCTTCTTTCCAAAAAATATTATATCCAATATCTGCTCCATCAACTTGATAAGAAATAATGTTTGGATATGGAACAGGTGGTTTCCACTCACCTGCATCATTTAATGTCCAAGACGCAAATGGTTGTCTATTTACAAACCAATCTTTTTCGTAATCGTATGTTCCACCTATTTGTGCATAGTTAGTTCTAAATTGACGGTTGTAAGAAGTTTGTTTCCAAGTGCCTCCTTGAAAAAAATTAGCACACCAGTTTTCTCCATCAACATGTTTATCATTTTCGCCTAATGGACCGTTTGATGTATGAACAGTATTACCCACTTTAATAACTTGTATCACTGTCCATTTATTTACACCTTCAACGAAGGGATCAGGTCTTTGTTCTATTCTTGCAAATGTTGCCATACCTAATATATAATATATATTTTAATTATTGTAAACATATTATATTTGTTTTAATATATTGTTAAGTCTGTCAATTGGATATGTAGGTGCTTTAAAAGCTTGTAAAAAAAATAATAATGTAAGTCTTTCATTTTTAGGGTGAGCATACATATTTTGCATAGCATGATATTCACTACCATTATACATAATCATAGTATTATAGATATTTTTAATTTCATGAGTTTTTATAAATCTACTGTGATTAAGTTTCATTGTTTTTTCATATTGTTTAATATTAATAATATTGTGTCTATAAAATTTTTTCTTTATAGGAACATGTTCTTCCGCTTTAACATTTTTAATTTTAGGTTTATACAAAGCGGTACCTGATTCAGGAAATGCATTTTTAGTTAAATAAACCATGCCTGCTAATAACGCTTCATCTTTATGAATCCATCCTTTATTTCTTATATCATTAAATGATTTTGAATAAGGTATGTTTTTATGAAAACATATGTATAAATTTTTCCAAGATATGGATTCTTTATTATAATTATAAAAAGGTGAAAAAATAGCATGAGCTATCTTGTTAAAAAATTCAGGATTAATATGATTTAAAGATTGAGTTCTAACTCCAGGATATCTTCCATCAGCATCTTGTTCATATTTTAATGTTTTAGCATATTTAACTATTTTATCGGGATTAGAAAAAAAATTATTTACAGATAATATTGGAAAAAGATTTGTCATTTTTTATATTCCATAGGTAAACCTAAAAAAAGTCTTGTGTCATATTTTAATGCTTTTTCATTATCAATATTGTAATGTAAAAATACTTGTGAACACATATCGCCTTCAAATTCTTCTCTCCAATGTTCTAATTCACAACCTGAATAAATTAACATATCACCTTGATTTAAATTAACCTGTATACCTTGTTGTCCAGTTTTACCTGTCGGATCAATATAAATTGGCCAAGGATCTCCACCTAAATTAAGAGTTGTTGAAATTGCACAACTATTTCTATCTTTATGTCTTTCTAAAACATCTCCTTTTTTATAAACTCTAAAATATGAATATGTTTCGATTAAATTTAAACCGGTATTTTTTTCCATTTCTTCTTTTAATGTGGCTAATAAAACTTCCATTGCAATGTCTGCATAATGCGAGTATGTATTAGGTACTTGTTCATCATTTAATGTTCCATACCATTTTGTATAAGGTGATAAATATCTATCATCAACTAATTTTTTGTGAACATTTTTTTTAAGTATAGAATAATTAAATAAAAAATTAGCTAAATTTTTTGATACCGCTTTTCTTAAAATTAAATATTTATTTTTTTTAAATTTCATTTCTATAATATCTTATCCATTCTTTATGCGTCACAGTGTTAGTTAAATCTTCTTTAACATCTTTTAAATTATTTTTTATTTCTTTTCTTAACATATTATATTGTTTTCTTATTTTTTTAATATTTAGTAAACCTA